TATGATCCATATGAAGTAGAACCTCTAGTTATCGAATATATTAGATCAAATCTTTCATAAATTTTTAAACAAAACGTTAAACTTTAAAATAGCACCTTTACCAAAGGTGCTATTTTTTTTGATAAAATTGTGTTTTATCTCATCAAGACCACAATGAATACATAATTCATTGAAATCTTTGAATGTCTTAAACTTCTCAGGCCAAATAAAAACACATTCTCCTATGTCTAATAAAGATTTGGTTTTTTCTTTAGCTGTTTTATCAATCCATTGATTATCTAATACCCATATTTTGTTGTAAAGCTTCAATTCTTCCAACTGTTCCAGTTGAATTGAAGTAAATCGGTGTTGTCCCTCGTTGATACCCGCTACAGCTACCCCATTTTGCACAAAACAGGCATCTAGCGGCCCTTCAAAGATAAAAACATCATCTAGTTCTGAATTGATTCTATCTATCCCAAAAATTGATTTATCGGAGTTAATTTTTGATAAATAATTTGGTTTTTCATCCCATTTGACAAGCTTTCTGGTTTGATAATGAATAATTTTACCAGATGTATCTAAAAATGGTATAACTAATCTATTTTTTTGATTAAAATCATTCAAAGATATATAAAATGCGCTTGGTTTATTGATTGCAGTATCTAATCTACGCAATTTTAAGTAATTTAAAGCAGTTTGAACTATATTATTATCTTTATAATACTCTAATTGAGCATGATCGAACAAATTAATACAATCATCTGGTAATGATGGCGTTTTTTTTGTTTTCACAGTCTCGTTTATTGACATTGCATCTAATAAATCATAAGAATCATCTGATATTTCACTACAAATTTCACCATATTTCATTCCAGATACTCTCATAATCCACTTTAAAGGATTACTACTCCAACCGCAGTTATGACAATAAATTAAATTATTCTCTGGGATATAAAAACAACGCTTTTTCTTACCAAGACTTTTACCTTCTTTACAAATAGGGCATGAACATTGATATGTATCGTTGTATCTATTATGTTTTGGATAGAATCCTAATTCAAAAAACTTAACAACTACATAATCTGTAGGTAATTCTTCAAATTTTTTGGTTTTCTTTGTGTTGAGTCCTTGCAATATTGCGGACAAATTTCGGGAGTCTTTCAACATACTCAATTATACCTTCTTTTAATGCGAAGTCAAACTTATCAAATGTTACTTTTTTATTTTCCATCAATGGAGATGCTAAAAAGTCATAGTCTTCTTCATTTTTCGATATTAAGATAAACATCTGACCGACATAATCTCCAGTTTGCACGGCATATACATTTCCAAATTTTGGACTTTTTTTAAACAAATTGAACATAATCAACCATCCATTATTTTTTTATTCATGAAATCGCTAAATTCTTCTATAAATGCATTATCCAATGCTGATTTATCTAACTTAGATTTACTCATGGTGATTTTAACTGGATTTCCATCTATATCATATCCTATTAATTTAAAACATGTTAAAAATTCACTCAGAGATGATGTAATAGCTCGATTTAATATTACTTTGGATGGTTTTTTTCTATCATCTTGTAATTTTATTTTTAATGAATCTATTAAAAGTTTTTTAATCTCTTCATTTGAATAAATGTCATCCCCATCATCCATATAATTATTTAATATCAAGCAATATTAAACTATGGATTCTTCTTTTTTAAGAAATGTATGATCATTATATTTTTGAGGAACCATTTTTTCTATCAAAGTTGTGATTATAATTTCCATTGAGCTGGTTTTTAAATTATAGTTTTTAGGAAAAAATGCTCCACCATCGTTTATTTCAAACATCAGATCTCCTATGAATTCTTTATTTTGATAACATGTAATTATCAAACTTCTACCACTAGGATCTACCATAACACTCCACTTTCTAGGATCTTGTTGACCATAATCTCTGAATAATTTAATTGCAATAAATCCAGAATCGCGGAGTCTCTTTAAGAAGTAACTAAATGTTGATATTTTATTTTTATTGTTATTGTTAATATTCATTTGACTAAGCTTGATATAATATAATTTAGATAAACTTTTTCAAAATTCAAGTTTATATTAGCAACACCTAACTTTGTATTGATTTTAAAACTAAAATCACTATCTTCTGTAAATGTCAAAAGACGCAAATTATCAAGATTAATAATAAAATCATCCAACTCAAAATCGACTGAACCTGATGTTATAGATATCACATCACTATTTGCTGATGTTTTATCTTGTAAACTCCAATATAATTCACCATCTTTTGTATATACATACAACTTGTTAGTATCGGAAAATGATGAGTTTGTTTTTAATAAATTTTTAATAAAACTTTTAGAAACATTAAATTCAATATCATAAGATATACTTTTAATTTTTTCTAAACTCATTTTTGTTTTTGCAATGAGTCCATCTTCATAAAGATGATATTTAAATTTTATTTTTTTACCTCTATATTCTAGATTATTATTGTTTAAAGTTAAAACAACATCATCTGAACCATCACACATTTTCAAAGCACTTGATAACTTTGAAACTGAAGGAATATTCAATACTTTATCTTCATCAAAATCAATTTCTGTTCTTCCCCACAATATCAAAGATGCGTCTTCGCTATTTGATATGAAATAAATTCCGCCATCCTTAATATTAAGGATGGCGGTATCATTTATTTTGGATAATGATTCTAATAGAAAAAGAAAGTTACTTTTATTAAGCGTTATTTTCTGATTCATTTTGTATTAATGTGAATAATTTATCAATTTTTTTATTTAAATCTTCCAATATTTTAGTTTGCTTTCTCAACAATGTATTTGTCAGGTCTTGTTCAGACTTATCAAATTTCATTTCTAGCTGATTTGGATCTGTATCAACCGCTGGAGTTTGGGGAATGTATTGTTGATGTGATACTTCCATTTGCGGTTGAAATGTTGGTGGAGGTTGAATATATTGAGGCTGATGCACTTGAGAGCTTCTAAAATCTCTCTCAAGTGCATTTTTGATTGCTCCTGATATTCCTCCATCTCGCATACCATCAGTTCTAGTCTGTTGATCATTGAAATACATTGAATCTATATCCTTGCCCAATGCAAACATAGGTCCAGCGAATTCAATCAATGTTTGTTTTTCTTCAGGAGTTAACATATTCAACTATCAAGTTCGTTCAAAAGTGCGTCAATTTCATCATCGACATCTTCAACTTGCGGTTTTGTTTTTTTAACTTCTTTCTTTGGAGGGAAGTCAAATGGAATCTTATCATCTTCATCTTCTTGATCATATTTTGAGGCAGAAGGTTTCGGAGTAACAGCTGTTGACTTTGACCTTTCAGATTCTGATGATTTTCCAAAGAAGTGAGCACTTAAAATTTCTTCAAGTTCATCAAAGGTTTTAACTGGATAAATTTGTTCAAGATCATGCGCCTTTGAATAAATTTCTTCAATTTCTTCATCATCAAGATTCAATGTTGGCTTATTATAAAAACCAGATGATTCAAATGTGGTATAATCTCCACGACCTTCTGCTTTAATTTTCAAATTCGCACCTTCTGGTCCAAGATCGAAAATACGAGCACCGAATTCATCAGCTCCATCACCAGTTAAAGCATCATCGATAATCTTTTTGATTTGAGGCCCAATCTTCAAAACTTTAACAGTTCCGTTATTGTCTGAATTTGATGGATCATCAATAACATATATATTAACGAACCAGTTTTCTTTACGGCGAATAATTTTACCAAGTTCCTTTTCAGATTGATCTTCGCTCTTGATAAGCTTCCAGAATGTTTCTGTAATTGGATCACGATCATTGAATGTTTGAAGTGATAGTGTTGAAATATAACTACCAGTTACCTTACTCTTCCAACCATGAGTATAATGATGGAAGAACGTCTTTTCTGGATCTTCCAAGTTTGGAAGTAATCTGATTGTATATGTTTTCCCAGCTGGGAATTTCATTACATTTGCGAATGCACTGTTTCCAGATGATTCGTTGGTTTTGTTAAGAGTATCTTTGATTTTCTCAAACATACTAGCGTTGAATTTATTTTTGCTTGTTTTCATAGAATTATTGAATTGTTTTTTTAATTATTTTAATTGTTAATGTTAATATTGTTAGACCGAGTATCATTAATACAAATATAGTCGCTACTAGAAACCATATAGGAAATATTACCCAACCCCAACTTACTGGGAGTATATCAACCAGTTTTAAAAAAACAAGTAAAAATGTCAAATATATAGAAATTTTTATTAATGTCATTGTTTTTTTAGATTCTGGTTGATTTTATCAATTGCTTGTTTTCCAAATGTTTTTATTTTTTTGGATGACTGAAATTTGTTTCTGGTTATTTGGAATGTTTTCCAAAAATCACCAAATGCAAAATTTAGTATGTCTGAATCTACATCAATTTTTGAAAATGTCAATGCGTGTAGTGTATAATAATTGATTTTATGATTTTTTAGATGTTCTATAAACGATGGCAAAGTGCCTATCGCATATGTTCTGTATTCTTCTAAAGATATATTGTTTTCTTTACAAAAAGAAAATATAAATTTTAAAGAATTTGAAAATCTCATGAGAGATTCTGAAGAATCTGGATCTTCAGCACTTAATGCTTTCATATAATTAGTATAACACGTAATTGCCTTTAATGTTATATAATATTCCAAAGTGTAGTATGTATCATCTGGAAATATTTTATAAGGTGCTATGAAAAAATAATCAATATCTACATTTTTATTAGAATTGAAAAATTTTTCAAGTTTATTAAGAATAATTAATTTATTTTCATCTAAATTATCAAAATTTTGTTTTTGTTTGAATGGTAAATTTTTTACCTTTCTGGATATAGCCAAATGGGAATTGTAAATTCGTTTTTGATTATCGTTTATTTTTGACATTCTTTTTATTTTTTTTACAACTGTTTAGATATTTCGTGACATACTTGCTTTTGACAAGACTTGGATCAAATTCTAAAAATATCTTAACAACTTCATAGTCAGTGTCCATACATAAAATATCTTTTAATAAAGTTTTCATTTTTTCATGCTGTAATGTATAAACAAACACATTCTGAACTGACATTTTCTTTCCTTGAATATTCATAATGAATGTACAGTAGCACATGAACAGATGCATCTGTTCAGTTTCAATAAGCGAAGCGTATGGAGGTTCATTCATAATTCTGTTAATGTTGTTGAAAAATCTAAAAACTTTTGAGTAATCTTTCCGCCTGACGAATTTAAACTTCCTCCACCATTGCAAAGATTTTCAGCCATAAATTTAATATCAGCTGATGATTTTTTCTTTTTTCTAAAAGAAACAAATTGAGTATTCATATTTACAATAACTGCAATTTCACAATCATAATTATCCAATATTGAATTCGCTATTTCATTTGCGCTTCCTTTTGCAAAGGTGGCAATTACTGAATTTCCCTTATATTCTCCTTGATATAAACATAAGTTTTCAAGTTCCGAATTTAAATCTCTATAAAAGGATATTGATAATCTTAATTCTGATTCAGATAATTCTTGATATCCTGACCAAAATTTATTAACAAAATTATAGAATCTATTATTACCACTTTTTCTAAAAAGACCATTTAATATTTTGGCTTCTTTAGTTTTTAACTCATAGCTATTATAATCATCTATAAAAATTATTAATTTTTTAAGATCTGCTGAAAATTCAAACTTATCTTTAAATTTTTTATATAATAACTTAACACATGATGTAGTATCTTCATGTATTAATGTTGATTCATGTACAATTACGTCTTCTTTTTTATCAGATACAATAATAACCTTCGAGTCGTCAATTTTATTGATGACATTTTGATTTAAGGGTATTCCTATAATAAAAATTTTATCATATTCTTTTGATTTTTCATCAAACCACTCAGTGTATTTTTTTTCAAAGTCTCCGAAAAATGTACACTGATAATTAAAATTTGATTTATGAAATAAATTACCTAATGTAATGGTCGATCCCACTCCATCTAAATCGCAATTTGTCCATAAGAATACATTCATGTATAATATGATTTAATTCAATTTGAAAATTTTTCAAGTAATGATAGGTCGTCTTCATTAATCATCTGTTCTTCCTCTTCTGATTGTGTGATTGTTAATGTTGAATAATCAATTTTCATAGGTTGTACCATTCCTCTTGGACCATATCTATTTTTCATCATTCCAAGTCTAATCAATCCCAATTCTTGATCTTCTTCATTTTGAAAGATGGAAACGATAACGTCTGCTGTAGCTGCTAAACCTACTGATTCCGAAATAGTGGCTAAATCTGGGTTATCTATATTGAATCCAGATTTGTTTAGTTGAGTTGCACTGATGATAGGACATTTAAAAATGTAACTCATTGCTCTAACTTGCTCACAAATATATTTTACTCGTTCGTAAGAATTAGAACCAATTGTTGAATGTAAAAGATTAACATAATCAATTACAATAGCGTCTACACGCTCTCCCGAATCTTGAAATTTTTTAACAAAAGCTGTTAATTGCTTTGGAGTTATTGTACTTGGTGGAAACTCTTTAATAAAGATTTTTCCTTCTGGTATTTTATCTTTTTCGGTTTTCAAAAAATGCTTTAAAGATTTACAAGATGATTGAAATTCCTTTAATGGTATTTTTGTTATATTTGAGCAGATTCTTTTCGCATATAACATTTCACTCATTTCCAATGAAATTAAAAGAACTGTCTTGTTCTGTTTTGCTATATTTGCAGCTATATTTCCAAGAAAAATACTTTTACCGATGTTTGTTTGGCCAGCAAAAATATACAAAGATTTGCCATCCTCTCTAAACCCTCCATTTAGCGCATCATCTAACCATTCCCAATTGGAAGGAATTGTGTTTTCTACATTATTAATGTCATCAATGATACGATCACTATCTGAAAAGATTTCTAATCCATTATCAGTTACTAATTTTATATTGCATGACTTTTCAAATTGTTCAAGAATATTTGAGGTATCAACAACACCTTCAGAAACATCATTAGCGACTTTTAGCAAAGTATGATATACACTTTTCTCTTTTAAGAAAATTTCAGTATTTTCATATAATTCATCAATATCTAAATTCTTATCAAGATCTTTAAAAGATGATACTAATTGTTTAAATCCTTCTTTTAAATTATCATCAACCAAATATGATTTAATTTCAGTTACACTTGGTAGTTTTTGTCTTTTATCATAAAAGTTTCTCACTATTTCAAAATACTTTGAAATTCTTTTATCTTCAAAGTATTCTGGTTTTATATAGTCTGCTATAGAATTTAAATAAGTAGCATCAATTAAACATTGCCGTGCTAATATTTTTTCAAAATGTTCTAAATTAAGATTCATATTTATTTAAAAACCACGATTCGGCTTCTTTCCACTCATCTGTGAATTCCTTTAATCCTGGAGATTCGTGTGTTATGTAGACATCCCCAACGCCAACTCGATGACCCATCATATGGCAATTTAAAGAAAAGTCAAGATCGTAAAAATGCGCCTTTGCTGGATTTGTGGTATCAAATCTGACGCTTTCTATCACTTTCCTATTCATAGCCATGAAAACCCCATCTAACATGACAGCTCTGTGTGGATAAGTTCCAAAATTTGTCATATTTTTATATTTATCGGTTCCATGTGCAACCGCTCCATGTAATTTACCACTCCCAAAACCACCACCCATAATATGCCACAATGCTGGACTTTGTAAGTTTATTTGAGATGTTCCAGCAACACCTATTAGATCATAAGTTTCGAATAATTTAATTAATTTTGGTATTGGATCATATTCCAACCAGATATCATCGTGTGCTAATACCAAAGCATCCAAATTTTCTTCTAAAGCTTTGTCCATAGCTTTATTATAAGCTGCTGGTAATCCTTCGTTGTTGTTTAAATCAAAAGCAATTTTTATGTTTGAAT